GAGGACCACGCCCCAATTCATGCCGTGTACGTTCGCATTACAAACCGACCAGTCATTTACGACACTCGAAAATACTTCGCATGGCAATCATGGCTGGCCATGGGCTGGACCGAGGCAGACCTTCGCTTGGTCGTGGCGTTCATCCTGCGCCGGATAAAAGAAGGCAAACGCTGGCAGGAATCGTTAAGGTTTGGAAATCTTATCGAGAACCACGAACGATTCGCTGATGACCTGATTGATGCGAAGATGGCTGAGAGACAGGTCAAACCCACACCCCGCGCCAAGCTCTTAGCCTCGGTTGGGAGGGAGGAAGTATTACCTGACCGGGTTAAATCTGCTGCCAGCATTATTGCTGAGTCGAAAGCCTTGGCGGATCTGCAAGCATTCAAAGCGAGCTTGTGAATGAGTTACACCTTTTTGCTGGAGCGGGGGGAGGAATCCTCGGTGGAATCCTTCTCGGACATACCTGCGTCTGTGCTGTCGAGATTGAACCTTACTGCCGAAAAGTCCTGTTGCAACGGCAACGAGACGGAATCTTGCCAAAATTCCCAATCTGGGATGACGTTAGAACATTCGACGCAAGGCCATGGAGTGGGAAAGTTGACGCTGTGTGTGGGGGCTTCCCCTGCCAGGAAATCAGTTTGGCTAGCGGCCGACAAGCCAACATTGGCGCGGTATCGGATGGTTCGCTTTGGAAGCAAATGGTTCGCGTGGTTTGCGCAGTTAGACCAAAATGGGTTTTTGTGGAAAACTCCCCAGCGTTGGTTATTAGAGGACTTGGAACCATCCTTAGAGATTTGGCCACGTTGGGGTTTAATGCAAGATGGGGAGTGTTTTCAGCAGCCGACACTGGCGCATTACACATTCGAGAAAGGATTTGGATACTGGCCCACTCCAACGAGGAGCGACTACAATGGGGCATCAGATCGGACGGTGGAGGGAAGAATGGGCACCTTAAAAAATTTCCTACATTTCCATTTCTCAGACAAGACACTCCGAACGACATGCCCAAACCCAGATGTGTCAGAAAGGCTAATGAGATGGATCGTAGGATGGACAGGCTTAAAGCCATTGGAAATGGACAAGTTCCAGCAGTGGTTAAACTCGCATGGGAAACCCTAGCAACTAATTTATGACCACAAAACCCGACCAAACTATGGGAGAAATTCGCATTTTGTCTATGACCACCAAACCCACCATCACCATCGACAAGAATGTGCCGATACCGCCAAGGTATGGAAGTAAATGGAAGTCAAATCTTTTGGCTATGGCTGGCGGGGATTCGTTTAAGGTGGCTAATGCTTGCCAACGAGACGCCGTAATGTCCAGCGCCAAACATGCTGGTGTGAAAATCACCACACGCAAGCTCAACGGCTCGGGCTATCGGATATGGAGAATTAAATAATGAAAGATAAAACTATGTCGATAAAATCTCATCACAGGCAGGGTGTTTTTGTAGAATTGAACGGCAAAGACGCCACCGCTCGCAGGGGCAGGCCGGATCTTCCCTGTGCCACCATCTCAAAGGCAATCACCCTAGCCCAAAGTGGAGATTCGATCTTCATCGGCGTTGGTCGTTTTGATATTGGCACAAGCGCAATCAACATCCCGGATAACGTGAGCTTGATTGGAAAAGGCGCGACTGAGACAACGATTGATAGCTCGGTTGACCTGAATGGTGGTGGTGTTTCGTTCTGCCCGGGAAACAACACCATAATTCGTGGCCTAACCATTCGTGTCGGACCCACGCATTCTGGGTTCGGTGCTTGTGTCGGAACATATACGGGCCAGAAAGGTTTCGTTGGGGCACTCGCTGACCAGTGCATTTTGATCGGGACCAGTGACGTGATCTATTATCACAAGCCAGAAGTTTTCAAAGGGCTGACAATTCAGGGTTGTCAGATGCGTGGGCAGTGGGATGGGATTTCGCTATTTGACGGCAACCACAAGACGGTGGTGAAGGATTCAAGCTTGGCCCTTGTTGGTCCTCCACAGCAAGGCGATCAGACGGCAGGGTGTCATGGCGTCATTCTGTCCGGGTCGGGTGGGGTGATCGATATTCGCAATTGCTCAATCAAAGTTGAAGGACCGAACGTTGGCAATCGCGGTGTGTGGAACACTGAGTTTGGGCCTAATTCAACAATCAACATTTGCGGGACAACGTGGAACGTGACCGGCACTGAGTCCAAACAGTATGACGTGTATTCCAGTTCAACCTTGAATGTTCGAGACACATGCCTGTAATGAAACCAATTGATGAATGGATTGAGTCGGGATACATAACCGAGCATGTGCCCGAGACCGTGGAGGAGCGAAAGCGCAGACGCGCCGAGTTAATTAGGGCCATCCAAACCGACGCCGAACAATCCGGCTACCTGCGCGGGTTTAATGAGGGAAGGAAGCAGGGGATGGCTGATGCTGACAAAATTGTGGAAACCCTGGCTGAATCCTTTGTGGGTAACGAACAGGCTGATGGCACGCGCAGCACAATCGTTTATGAACAGGGTATCGGATGCGAACGAGCGCACAAAGCCATTCTCGAAGCCATGAACAAATTGCCATGAAAACCCAATCAGAAATAGCCGAGGCCATTGCGGGCCAAGCCCACGCTGGACAGTTTAGGTATGACGGAACTCCTTACATCATGCACCCGGCAAGAATCGTTGCGAAGCTAAGAAGATCACATTTTATGGATGATGCCGATGACGTAATTGCTGTGGCGTGGCTCCACGATACGTTTGAAGATACCCCAACCAAACCAATCGATTTAGAGAAAGCTGGTTTGTCTGAAAACATCATCATGGCCGTTATTGCCCTTACCCGCACAGAGGGTCAGTCGTACGAAGGCTACTTGCAGGGTGTAAAAATGAATCCCCTTGCGGCTCGGGTAAAGTTTGTAGATATGATGGATAACCTGAGCGATCACCCAACCGAGAAACAGATCATTAAATACTGCAAAGGGCTGCTGTTTCTCTTAGAGAAATAAACCAAAACCAACAAAAACAAACTCATTATGAAAAGAATCCAAATCGTATCAATCCTTGGCGTAATTCTCCTGGGAATAACTGTCGTGACTATGAGGCCAGCGAAGGCTGACCCTCAGCCAAGGAAGCGGGAATACATCACGCTCCAAGCCCAGGAATTTTATTTTGTCGTGGGTGACAAATTCCAGTTCGGAGGATTTTATGTGTACAACTACGGAGGCAGTGCCGGTGCTCCAAAGCTAATACTGCCCACCAGCACCAATCCGTACGAAGTGGGCACAAACTATCTGGACCATGTGCTTGCCGACCTAGATAGTAGGGGATATGAGGTGTACCAGACCGATGGACGGATCTATAATTTGAGGACCAGATAGATCAGGGATTAAGCTTGGCGATAAATGCGTCTAGACTCCCACGATTCGTCATTTGAATTCCGCCAATTGACGGCGTGGTTCCATCCACGTTTTTATTGAAATACCCAGCAATTACAGGAATACCAGCGCTGTCCACCGACAGCCCATTAACAGCATCTCCTAGTGTTCCTCCAATTGTTATGGCCCAAAGTGGAGAAAGTGACGAATTATACTTGGCCACAAATCCATCAGGATAATCGTTCGCAAATTCTTGATGAGGGGCAATTAGCGTTATGGTTCCGAAAGTAAGCGTCTTAGCATAATAGCCGCCAAAAATTATGTTGTTGTTCAAATCAACACTCAAGCAAACAGGGGTTCCTTGTGCTCCTCCCTGAGTTATAGGTATTGGAGTGACCCGGACAAATCGGCCTGCGTTATTATATTTTACCAGTGCCATGTTAATGCTATAAGTGCCCCCACTCAGTGTTCCACCAGCGGCGTCTCCTGGAAGCCCTCCGAAGTGAATTGCAGCGCCGCCCCAAGAGGTTACAACAATTATGTCGCCATTGCTGTCGATAGCAATTTTTTGCAAAATTGAAGAATCAGTTGAGGTTGCTCCATTATCTCTGTAACCAGTAAGACGTTGCCAACTACCAGCACCAGCGTTGTAAGTTCCATCAGGCTGAATTTTACCCAAAACCCCGCAAAAACCAGATTGTCCAGAAGTGGTTCCATTTTCCATTGTTCCACCACCCAAATCAATACCACTAGAAGTAATACCACCTACAATAATGGTATTATATGGCTGTCCGGTACTCGGATTTATGCGACGATCTATCGCAACCGCTTTTCCTAGTTCATGATCTCCAAAGTTGGCGAAGCCTATCGCCCACAAACATGTTCCAACTGGGCTATATTTAGCGAGAAACATATCTTCGCTTCCAAAAGCACTGTAAAGGAAATGCCCATCTCCAAAATCAGTTTGGTCGGTGAAACCTGCCACAAAAGTCCCAACACAAACTACGTTTCCGAGTGTGTCCGTAGCTATATCAACGAAACTAACTGGCTTAAGTCCAGTTGTAATCGGCCCTTTTGTCCACTGAAGTACTCCAGACGAATTTATCTTCCTTATGGAACCAGTTGCAAACGAACCAGAAATAAAGAAATTCCCGGAAGCGTCTAAGGCTATTAACCTTGGCACTTCACTTTCAGCTCCGCCGTACTGTTTGACCCACTGCAACACACCATTTGATGAGTGTTTAGCCAAAAACATATCATATCCACCCGCGCTGGTTAGAATCGTAGTTCCATTGGCAACGGTTCCACCAGCCCCGGTGAAATCTACGGTATTCTGAAAGATGCCTACGGTATAAATGAATCCGCTTGAATCAACCACAACACTAGATACGAAATCATCACTGGTTCCACCAAATCCCTTTGCCCACGCCACACTGCCCGGAGGCTGCGTGGGCGGGTTAAGATTCTTAACCAGGTACGGCACCACGACGCCATTGGCCGTGGTTTGCTTGAGCCGATACCAAAGCCCGTTTCCAACAGGTGTTCCATCGGTATAGTTCCTGGCCGTGGACGCAATGGTAGAGCTTATCAGTGTCCACCCAGCATCATCGGATATGGCTTGATCAATTGGTGGCTGATCTGATCGTTTTTGAAGTGTGAAGGGGTTAAGTGAATCAGCCATAGGGATTTCTGGCGCCTGCCACTGCAAGCGCGGTTGGTTTGTTGATATTTGCAACAGGTCCACTTGAGACCTGATGCGCCAGAAATGATTCTGGCCAGCCGGAAAAGTCTTGTTTTGGAGCATGGTTGGACCCACGCCCGCCACGGGCGACCATGCCGCGCCTATGTCCGGGGTTCCCTCCAACTGGTAGGGGCCAGTTCCCTGCTGCCAACCGATGGTGGCATTGGCACCCTGAATTGTTAGATTCGTGATAAATAGCCCTGATGGAGGAACAAACGCGGCTGGAGATGGCGCAATCGCCATAGGAGAGCCGAGACTTGCCTTTAGATCGGCTGCCTTTGGCGATAGGATTGGCGCAGGAGCGACTTTGATCTGAAAGTTGGGTGGAGATGGCGGGTAATCGCTTATAAGCGCCAATACGAGGCAAATCAGGGTGGTCATGTCGGTTCATGGAAAGTCAGGCCAGTTGCCCAACAAACAGGTTGGGCCGATAAGCTAATAGCATATCACTGGCCGTTTCAGGAAGCCCCCAAATCAGAATATAATCGGAGGGTTTCCCAAAGTGCATTACGGCGTTGGTGTTGGCGTTGGTGCACTGTCCGTGGCCGCATCCAACGCGCCAAGGGCTGTTGATAACGTGCCCAAGCTGTCTTTGAGGGCAGTTGTCTTGGTTGCCAATGTCCCAACCCGCGCCTCGGCTGAATCCAGCAATGCCTGATCCTCGGGCGTGATTGGACCGGGATTGGTCTGCAACTTCTGGATCACGTCCTTGAGGAATTCCACGTCGGCGGCCACTCCTGTCAGGCTTGTATTGGCTGCGTCCACGCCGGTCACGGCGCTGTCAACGCTGGCCCCTATTTCGTCAAACTTCGCATTTACTCGGTCAGAGAACTCACTAATTGCGCTCATTATTGTCCTTTCGCTATGACAGATCCTTTCGAGGATCAGTCTGGTTTGTTCTTCACCGGCTCGCGTTTCAATTGCTAACACCAACCGTTGAAATCCTTCTCGAATTGCTCTGGCAATGTCATAACTGTCTCCCCTATCTTCGCGTTCGTGTTTGCTTTCCATTAGCCAATTGTAAAATTGATTGAATCCATGCGCCAGTGGCCAGCGATATTCCCGGTGTTCATCCGGGGTCACGGCTTGACCGCTGCCTTTACCGCCGCGCCCACCACACGCTCAACCAGATCGACCACGTTTGTACTCGAACTTTCCTCGCTAATCTGTCCAACCGTCAACCCCTGTGTTTTGTCAGTGGTGCTCGCCCGAAGTTTGGCCACAGTGCTTTGACTGTCCCAGAACGTGGTAACGGTCTGCTTTTGCTTCTTCATTGTCCCATCCGGCGCGGTTTGCTCCTGAAATGAAGAAAACCTAGCACAGCCTTGGATGAGGATGATAAGGAGGATTGGGGCTAAGTATTTCATTGGCATTGGTCAATCAGGTTTTCAACTTCCAGTAGCGCGAAGGCCATGCCAGAACGAAACGATGCCTGAGCGCATCCGGGCGATTCCTTCTCCCATTCATGAAAGGATTGCTCGGCTAAAACAGCCTTTTCTCTGATTTTGGATTTCAATTCATCCATAATATCAGGGCTAAAAACAGAATCGCGGCTACCAGTGACCAGATTAAAACAGTCAGCGCCCTCTGGCGTTCAATCTTCTGCTCGTCCTCACGAAGCATGATCATGTCTCTTTGCCTTTAATCTGTTGAGTAACCTGAGAGTAGATTTCTCTCAGGCCCACACCAGCAGAGCCTAAAAGTGCCGCGCCAATCGGGTGTGCAGGCCCACCGCTGGCCAAGGAACCAATCCAGTCGATCAGGGCACCGATGGCCGGGGCTAAAATCGGGAGCAGGAACGTTGGAACCTTGGGCAAAAAGAACTTAATCGCCGCTACCGCACCGGGGACCATGAGCGGAATCAGGGTTAGGAGCAGGGCTGTACCCGATGCAGCCTGAACAACCGGGGCTGTGACAACGTTAGTCTGAGCAATAACCGTGAATGTAATGAGGACAAAACCAAGAAGAATCAGGTTTTTCATTGGAACCACGCTAAACCCCCAGTCAAGCACACGCAACACTTCTTTTTTAGGAATAGTGCTTGCATGGAATCGGGTCGTGTGTGAATCTGGAAGTGTTCAGGCTGTAGGAAGCCAACAAGTGTGCTAAAACGAAACAAACAATTTAGATTCTGTTCCGTAAAACCAGTGTCGCCACTGGCCCTTCGCGCTTGTGAAGTTCCTACCGGAACAGCATCGTCCCCGAGGTGATTAAGTTCACCTCGGGTTTTTGCTTTCCTGAACCGACACTAGCCCTTGTGTCATGCCCCTGTTGGGCACGGGCGAGATTTAGCGGTTTGCGATAGATTAACTCCCGGACGCATGGCATGGCCGGGAGAACCTCGAATGACTGGGCATGTGGCCAGCATCAAAATCACAACCCTGCTTTGGGCGGAAACCCAAGGGGCGGCAACGCGAATACTCATGAAAAGCTCATGGGCCGGTACATGTCGGTGCGAGGGCCGGGAAGTAGCGATGTCACACGCGAAAAGGCTGATCCCAGCGACGAGGGATGCGTAAACGCTTACAAGAAAGAGTCCGTAAGCCAGCCGTTAAGTCTTAAAAGATTCGGCACCTGTGGTCGTAAGCTAAAGCACTAAGAAGCTGATGCGAACAGACTCTAACACGGCAAGGGCGAATGAGCCTACTGGAAGATCCGGTAGTGGCCGCGTCGTTGGCGTAACGCTTCATTCGTCAGAATAGAATATGAATAGAATCTTATGCTGGTTCTCTTGTGGTGCTGCAAGTGCAGTTGCTACTAAAAAGACTATTGATTACTTCAGTGACACTCATGAGGTGATTCCAGTGTGTTGTGACACCCGGCCAAGTGAGCAATCGGATAACTACAGATTCTCGGCAGACTGTGAACGGTGGTTTGGTAAACCGATCACTTACATACGCAATGAGGATTACGCCACAGTTGATGAAGTGTTTGAGAAAACTAAGTACATGGCAGGGGTTAATGGTGCTCGTTGCACCACGGAGCTTAAAAAGGTTCCGAGACTCGCGTTTCAACGCCCGGATGATATTCACGTATTTGGTTATACTGCTTATGAACATGACAGGGTTGAGAAGTTCCGTGCCCACAATCCAGAAATCAGATTCAAATGGATTCTCAAGGATCTGGCGGGATTCGCCTTCCAGAAATGTACGATCTTGGATTCGATAACAACAATTGTCCGGGGTGTGTTAAGGCGTCAGGCCCATGGTATTGGGATAAGATACGAACTCACTTCCCTGTCGTGTTCAAACGCAGGTGCGAACAATCTCGACGGCTGGGTGTGATGCTTGTTGAGATTCATCACCACGAACGCATTTTTCTAGACGAGCTTCCACCCGGACCGTTTAAGAAGCCGCGCAGGAAAGAGCCGCTGTCCTGTGGTCCTGAGTGTGGGCAAGCAGCACTTTCGTTTATGTTACCAACTAAGGCAGAGGTGTTGAAACTTCCAGTGTCCAGCCTTAATCCTTAACAGTACATGCAAGGGATCGGATATTATGAAAGGAGGTGATGCAAACTGGTATGCTCAATTCATCATTGTGTAGCTTATAGTGGCGTGTGTCCTGAATGTGAAAAGGAACGCACGTTTAATACACTCGAAAGAGCTAAACAGTAACGAGCAGGGATGCGTCTGCTCTGAACAACGCTCTGGGTTAATCCCAGCTGGTCCGTGCAGCACTCCTCATCTGGTCTTGAGCAGCAGCAAGCTTGGCCTGTGCCTTACTTGATTCAATGTCCTCACCCACCTCTTTAAGCGGAGCGTTTCCAGCGGCAGCAGCAGAGATACCATACATCACAGCAAATCCCTCGATTGCATCAGCCGTGAGCCTGAGGTTGACTGAATAACTTTGGAACCAGATTTCAGCAATGCGAAGCCCAAGCTTGGTTCCGGCATAGATCATCCCGGCATATCGTGCGTGCGGATTCGACCAGAGTGCTGCGAGTTGTAGTTTCATATTTCCGTGCCGTTCTCGATAAGTTTCCTGACCTGTTCCACCTTGCCATTCTTCTCGTTGTTCAGCATGGCCGTGTTAATGGCCGCTGCTAACATATCCGGGGTTTTGTCATCGCGTCCCTTAATGAGATAACTTGAGGCTGAGTCTCGAATGCACCGTTTGATTCGCTCAGGATCTTCGTGGCCGGATAGCACGACAATGGCGCAGTCCGGGTATTCCTTCTTCATCCTGGACACCGTGTCGTCTATATGCGTATCCGGCAAACCCAGGTCCAGCACAACAGCGTTAAAGGCAACGGTTCCGAATATCTTGATAGCCTGAGCAAGCGTCTCGACAGCGTGAACGAAATAGCGCCCACTTAAAAGCTTCTCAAGCTGGTGAGAATACACGCTGTCATCATCCACGATTAGTACACTATTCATGGCTCCTGCGCTTTCGCTCCAGTGAGGCCAAAATTTGGTCAAGCTTGCCATCTGTTTTCTCCAGTGTTGCTACACGCACGCGCAGGTCGTGAACCTCGGCCTTCAAATACTCAAACTCGATCTTGGACGCAAACACCTTTCGGATACGATCCCAGACAGCGAGCAGCACTAGCAAACTTCCCGAGGCTGACACGGCGATGGGTATGAGGACGCTCCAGTTGACATCGTGGGGTGTTGGAATTTCGAGTATCGACATTCATTTAGCTTTCTCGCTTTCTCTAGCGTTCTCCGGGTTTCTCAGAATCCACTAAAGATTGCTTGGCTTGATGATCGAGATATACCCTCTCTGCCTCATTTGCAATATCCAGATCGGGCTGAGCCTTCGTCAACTCAGAAATTCGCTTGGCCTGTAACCACACAATTCTCAACTGGGCTGCCATTGCTGAATTTGACAGCGTATGAATTTCCTTAACCACCATGGCCGACTGCCGGTTCTTGAAAGCAACGTACGCGATCCCGAACAGTGTTCCGAGTTGGATAGCATCGGAAATGCTTATATTCATCAGAAATTCTTGAAGGTGGCCGTTGGCGTTCCGAGAGTATATGTGATCGTAGTATATTCCCCCGGCTGCAACCGAATGGTATTTTGGCCAATGGTGTTAAAAACGGTCGTGCCGTTGATGGCGACTGTTCCGGTCACACTTACTCCATCAATGTAAACCTCCACGATATTTGTTCCACCACCCGCTGATGCTGATGAATTTGTCCAGTTAAAAGGCGAAGCACCAACGGTTATTGCTATCGGAGCAAGTAGGTTTCGGGCAGACGAAGAAAACCCAGCCGTTGCAGTAATAACCTGAGCTGTCAAATTTGTGAACGCCGCCCCCGTCGCTGTCTTTACCGCAATGCCGGAAGTGTTGGTTGTTACAAGCGCTGAGTATGCTCCGGTCCCACCGCCAAACTGAAGTGCTGAAAATGAATTGTTTTGACCGTCAACCAGCATTACGCCCGCTGCCCCGTTTCGAGATATACCCAAGTCGGAAGATAAACCGAGAATTATTGGAGAGTTGTAGATGTAGTAAAGACCGGACGATCCGAAGCTCACCTTATTAGCACCGCTCTGAAAAATATCAACTTGGTTATTCCTTAGAGAAATTCCGGCACCTGAATCGTTTGTGATTGATGCTGTCGTCGAGGTGCTGACCGGAACATGCAAAATTCCATTGGTGACAAGCAGATCATTTTTGATCGTCGTCACCGTGCTCTGATTATTCGTCAGCACCCCCGTTGGAAGGTTGGCCAATCCAACTGATCCTACGGTATCAGTCCCACCAATCACTTGCCTGATCCCATCTGCGGCATAGACGCCAATCACGATGAGACAACCAAGGCCGATCATTGTGAGGGACTTGATCATGGGTAAACGCGGAACTCGACGTATGCTTCGGCCAGGAGGTTGTCAATGTCTTGAGGCGTCCCGCCATCTACAAATATGTTCTTAAGGCACATAACATCGTCACTCTCGCGCCCCGAGGTCAGAAGCTCACCGGGATTTGTGTAAGCATCTGCTTCGGCGATATGTGCGACTTTTCCCTTTGGGAAAGCACCCGCGAGTGTAGCCCTGTAATAACCATTGCTAACTCTCGTCAAAACAACTGGACCGAGTGTGTTCTCAAGAATCGTAACAACTGGGTCTAGTGCTAGGACTTGAGCTAGCAAAAAACGGTACTTTTTAACGCTAACTTTAAGATAATCACTCATAAGTTTTAGAATGGTTTGAATTTCATTGCCGGAGCTACGGCATAGTCCACGGTTACATACTCTCCTGGTTGCAAAGGAACCGAATAAACACCAGGCGAGCTTCCTCCAATCTGACCACCGTTCATTGACACGCTATTAACGTCCCCACTGAAGGCATCAATATAAACCATAACGTTATTGGTCCCACCGCCTGCTGTCGCAGAGCTGTTGGTCCAGTTAAATGGCGAAGATCCAACAGTGATTGATGTTGGTGCCGTCAGATTTTTGGCTTTGGAAGCAATACCATTTGTTGCGTGAAAATCGTTTCTGAACACCACCAACGTGCTCTGATTGTTCGTCAAAAGCCCCGTTGGGAGGCTGGACGCTGAAAGCGCCCCCACTGTATCGGTTCCACCCACCACTTGTCGCACCCCATCAACCGCGCTCAGGCCAAGTCCAATGAGCGAACTGACACAGACTATTGCGATTAAGGTGATGAAGTTTTTCATAATCAAGGTGCCCAATTAACGATTGAGAAGCTGTCTGAATCCAATTCTATCCTTGCACCAACCAGCCTTGATGTTGTGGCTTGGATACCTCCGGTCACACACTTGCAGTTGATTGATACTGTGGTTGACGAAACTGAAACCGTCCAGGTGTTAGCTATCGTCGCCGCTCCGGTCGCTATCGTAGCCGCTATTGGAGCGGAATTAGTAGCCGTCACGGTCCCGGCTTTGTTTACCGACGAGATTCTAAACTCCTCGGTCAAAGTCGCAATATCGGTTGCATCCTTAATTTCTGTCGTGGCTGAGAATTTAGCCCCCACAACGGTCAAAGATGTTGGCACAGTAAACGAGGCAACAAACGTAGCCGCGTTGGTCGTTAGCGTAATTGGGTGAGAGTGAATCGTAAGCCGATTCGTCTGAACATTATTATACGCAAACCCGCTCGCTCCCTGCATGAACGTACCAAGGCTAATATCTCCATTCGTTCCATTCCCGCTGGCCGGTCCACCAGCCAGGGTCAAATCACCACCAGCCCGATTGACCGCATTGTCATCCGAAGCACTGCCCACAACAAGTGCACCTGTAGCTTTGCTGGTTGAGTTGTTATTGGTCGTAACCGCCAAGGCCCGCAGCAGTTGTGGCCTATGAATGAACACATCTGGATGACTAAGTGAAGCACCAAACACAATGGTTCCATTGCCATAATCCGAACCTTGGCCCGATACTGCGGTTCCGATGTTTGTAGCCAGGGTGATAACCTGACCCACCCCATTTCCAATATCAATACCCGCTGCGTGCATGTATAGCCCATACCCGGAAGCGCCAGTTCCAAAGTTTGGAGAGGCGGTATTAACAATCGCAACATATCCACTTGTTCCAGCAGTGAATCCTCTAACTTTTGCTGAAGTGCTTCCTATGGTATAAGCGTCATCAGCCAGGGGATATATGTTGCCCGCTGAATGACCGCTCTGGGGTGTGATCGGCTCAATTCCCCACGAATCTTGAACATACAACGCCGTGGTCCCCGCAGTTGAAGCCGATCCTTGAACGGTGTGAAGTTTGCTTACCCCATTTAGACCACCTGCCCCGACAAGCTCCAATGCCTCAACGTCTGTTGCTGATGTCACCCTGCCATATATTCGGTTCGTATTCGCATTGGTCATGGAACCGCTTATCCCGGAGCGTTGCTCGATCATGTTGGTTGAAACCTGATCCAGAATCGAATTTCCAACATTGCTCACGCTGGTGAACATGGCGAGTTGGTTAATTGTTCCCGGACCCACAGCGGAAGCAACTGCCGTCTGCACATAGTTGCTCAACCCGCTTCCGATCACAGGACTAAATTTGATTACTGTGCTGCTCGCGGCTGGCACTGACACTGTGAACGAATTGGTGTATGACCCAAGCAGCGAGTTTGTCCAAACCTCAGTCACGACTGCTGGATAATTGCTGGAGATATTAAGCTGGTTCCAGTTTACGGTAAGGTTTGTGGCTACGGCCGGATCTTCGTTAATGAACCAGACCGCCACGTCTCCATTGTAAAGTGTTTTGGATACTATCTGATTCGTTGCCCCAAAATTGATCACTTTCAATCTGTTCTGAGCCGGGTCTTGCCAGATGTTGATATATCCAGTGTTTGTGGTGAGAGTGAGAAAGCTGGTGTTGGTGAGCACGCCACCATCCCACGACCTCACCCATTCGTTGGCCGTAGTCATCGCCACACAACTAAGGAATGCCTTGCAATCGGCATAGTCCCATCCAGTGTAAAGAAGCGCATCAGCGTTAAGAATCCAATAAACAGTCTTTGGCATCCAATTAGTGAGCGAATACATGCAAGGTCGCATGATAGAAACCATTTGACGGAGCAATCCAGTTGACCCAGGTTCAACCGGAAAATTGCCAGTCTCCACGGCAGCACCATTTGCGCTGTATTCCATTGAAATCGGAAAAGGTAGCGATGCTGGTTGGTACAAATAGCCCACAATCATGCCGTGCATATTCATCCGATTTGGGTAAAATGATGCCCAATACCCCTCCGTTGCCGTGGACGGATAAGATGAGGGATTTGGATATTGAATAGCTTTTGTAAAGGTATTCATAACCTGCTCAAGTGCTCCCGGAACACCGGATCTTGGGGCTGAGTCTTGCAAAATTATTCCACCAACATCCCATTGATACAGTTTAGTAACGTCCTTGTGAATCGTATTCACAGTCATCATGGGCTGCATCAGTCCATTTACAGGAATCCCATTTACCCCATTAGGATATTCCCAGAAAGTTGTGGCGGTAAAAGCGTCAATATCCATTTCAGTATTGTTAGCAGTTGGAACTATGGTGTCGGCATACATCATCAGCCAGGTTTCAAACTGATTGGTTCTGAGATACCAAGTTAAATTGGTTGGATTGGACGTTGCCAGCGGCCACGCATTTGTGTTCCACGCCAGATAATTGAGCGGATATGTTCCGCTGCGATGGTTGGTGAGCCAGTAATTCTCCAAGTCATAGGCGAGCGGTACTCCAAGATTCGTAAGAACCCCAAAGCCGTGACTATAAAATGAAGCGATGGTGTTAGACATGGTTGTCTGACTAAGATTGGTGTTACTGGCAACAATCACAAAATAAGGCTTTCGCTGATTCGACCAGACCTCAGAACCGTGCGCTGGCAAATCTCTGGCACCGCCCACCGAACCGCTTAATGAATCCATCCATGCGGTGTAAGTGGCCCCATTTTCTAATTTGTTGTTCTGCCAATAAGTCCAAAGACCAACCAAACTTTGCCCCGGAGAACCAGCGTCAGCAAATCCACCCGGCCTAGAATCCCAACCGGCAGTAAATGGATAAGGAGCCGAACCCGCTGTGTGGTTATAGGTGAACAGCCCATTATTACCATCTGCGGACGGAGTAATGAGCATTCCACCGACATTGAACGGGGATATATCTGGCGTGGGTGAGAATGAACCTTTGCCTAAACTCATCACTGAACCGGCCCCGGCATCAATGGTGGCAGATGTTCCAATCCGAACATCACCCACAAACCTGTTGCTGATTGAACCGGCTGTTGCTGGGTTTGTGACCCAGAACCCGGCAGTTTGTATAAGGTTTGTTACTCCGGCACTGGTGTTTGTGGTTACTACGTTGGTTAGGAATGAACCACCGCCTCCAGCAACGCTCCACTTATTGTTTCCACCAGTGCCACCACTGCGGGTTAGTACATATCCGTCTGTGGGTGAATTTGTTGCGGCACTTACGTACGGGACTTGAGCTAATCCGTTGGCCGTAATCAGAAAAGACAGCAGTATAAGTATTGTTCTCATTAAATTAGCTTTCGGGTGCAATCCACGGGCCGGGTGCTTTCCAAGTCCATATCAGTCCTGCTGGAACACTGTCCAATTGACGAAACAGGGCGTCGTCAACAGAGGGGGTCACAACACCAACTGGAGATCCGTTACCGCTGAAAATTTCCTTTCCACTCAACCCACCCCCACCAGCGGAATTGAATATTTGGCACAGTAGGGCCACTTCAAGTATTTGAAGCACACCGGGGGAGAGGCACGTAAAACATGCTGCGTCATCTAACAGGGTTTGTACATCGCATTGGGCTGGCATAATGTTCCTTTCACAAATTTGGAGCGTTCCATACTAAATCTCTTGGCCCTTGGGGAATCTGATCTGGGCAAGTGGTTAAATTGTTGAAGCAAAGCTTGAACGGGGTGCACAAAGAAACCACATTAAAATCCAGTTCAAGTGAGGCTGTATTGAATTCTCCAGGATCTCCCGTGTGATTTCTTAGAATTACAATAAGTCTGTAATTGTAAAACTTTTCAAGTCCTGCCGGATCTGAAAAGGTTTTTACTATTGCATAGTCGGCTGGATCGATTCCGTCCACTCGGTAAGCAGGAGAAAATTGTTGATCCACCAACGTAACCCACGCAGGATCTGTCGGAAGTAATCTATATGCAACTTGATCAACCCCCTGCCCATTTGTTGTTCCGTCTCCGGTAGGAGAAAACGGGGTGGATCGGGTTGTGCTTGATCTTTGAAAGATAACCTGATCGACATCGACATGAAGAAATTCTGGGGCTGATTCTCTTAACAAATCCAAATCTGGAAATGTAGCTGTCAGATTGTTTGTTGAATAATCAGGCTTTCCCGTATTTGTTCCACTTAACAAAAACGCCGACTGTTGTTTGAAAAACGGAGGATCGTTTTCAAGAATTGAAGCATCGGTCGGAATCTCGTTGGCGTAATTAACATTTCCACCAAGGATGCTGCACAACAGTTGAATCTTTAGGATTTGCAATTGACCCGGAGTGAGACACATAAAACACGCCGAGACATCCAGTAATTCCTGAACCGTTGGCCTGCCTCCACCTTTTTGTTCCAGGATATTAGCTAGTATAACCAGTTTAAGTATGGCCAACTGACCACGCGGGATGCAGCTAAAGCAGGCCGCACTCGACAGCAGGGTATTAACATCGCAGGGATTGTCAGGCACGGGAACCGAATCTTCTGTAACGATGAAGTCTCCACCCTCGGTCAGGAGCGAGTCTCCCGATTCTGTTAAGAGGTGGAAGCTCATTCACGGTTTACGGATAAACCAAAATCTCCAAAGGTGAATAGAAAAGTATTCCGTCCACTGGAGTGTTTGGCCCAGTAAGATTCGATGAAACGGCCACGCTATCTGGTGGAACGGACGGATAAGCAAAACAAATTGCCGTCAGTTCCACTTGGCCAATGGTTGGAAATGTTTTAGCAAGTGCAAATGCACCAACCAATGTTCCTGTGTAAAACCCAACGCCGGAATATGACCAGACAACCGTTCCGCCCAATGTGTTCTCCAGAACCGTAGCGACTGGAGCGTTAGTTCCCGATTGGTTCAACAAGGCTCGATAAACCTTAACCGCACCGTTCTTTACAGCATCAACCGTGGATTGAACCGTTCCGCCACTTTGGACAATCGGAACAAGCTCAGACCCCGTTATCGCGCCTGCTGCGGGGAGTTCGGATATTTTCTTGTCGGCCATTAGTCAAACATCCCTCCATCAGAACTGGACATTGCAGGTTCGGTTTCGTCAGGTTCGGTGGATTCCTCGGATTTGTCAGAGATGTATTCGGCCTGATACTCGTTCTCCAAAACCTTGGTGATTTTGAACGATCCAGTGTCACCAACAGACATTCCCGGGCAAACTTCTTTGTTCAAAAGGAAGGTCTGACCACCTGAATCTTTTTCTCCACCACTATCAGGCGTGGACGATGAACCGCTATCGCTCTCGAAATAATCAGATTCGTTCATGGTATTAAAAAGTGTTGGGCTTTGTTAAAGAGCGTGGCCAGCCAACAAACCGGCCACGCTCCAACCACTCATGAACTCTTCACTGATCGGGGGACGCTGGCATTGCAGCTGGAGGCTGTGGTACTGGACCGTCCTCAGAACCGGTCGGAACCCCAGTTCCATATAGCCCAGCATACGCTCCGGGCAAAGGACAATTCGGGGGCGTGCTGTTGTAATTCTGAGCCGGGTATCCGGGGCTGTCACTGCATGTCGTGATTTCCGGGATGCAGAACTGTTCACCTTTGTGAAACCAGGATTCGATGAATTCCGTGTGCTTGGGTCGGATGTAATACAGGAAGTCGGCGATGAACTGGCCCTTGTTCCGGCGCTTGTTCTGGATGGCTACGCCATTGGCATCTTCACCCAGGTTGTCCATCACGAACTGCCACTTTCCACCAAAGTCACGGTGGCCAAACGGCATCTCGGGATTGAGAGGTTTAGCATCCGGCACCATCAATTCCATGCCGTTCTTGTGCCAGATGTAAGTGATACGAAACTGGGCACGGTCGTAATCCGTGTTAGGATCTGATCCGATTCCTGCGGAACCACCTGCACCCGTTGTGATGCTGTTTTTGTAGGGCAGCACAATCTGGTAACGATAACGGTTTGGGGCTGAACCAGCGCCCAAGTCCGTAACGTAGTTGAACCGGAGACCCATCGGGTCAACTCGGGTCATGAAGTTTCCAATCTGGCCACTGAATCCATAGCGCCAGTATTTGGTGCTTTCATCGAAATTTGTGAATCTCCAGTTGCCGAGCACGTTCGGGTTGTCGGTTCCGCCAACACCCTGCTGACCACCGAGATGTTCCAGTGACCAAACTGTGTCCATGTCGGACACCAGTTCGATGAACGGAGAGGTTTCCTTGAACGGGTTCTTACCAGCGTAACCCAGCAACATGAGCGGGTTAAAACGATTCTGGAGCATCTGAGGCACCAGCTTGAACACACGCGACGGAGCCGCCGATGTGTCAAAGTAAATTTCTTCATCGCCATTCGGACCACCCAGTGTCCAGGTATAACTGAACACACCATCGGTGCCAGCAGCACCTGAATTACGGTTGGCGACGTTCTTCTGTCGGCCCCAAAGCAGGGCACGTTTACGAAGGAAATTGCTGCTGATTGCAGTCGTAGCCGGGCGAAGAATCTCGGATATGATCTGGTCAATGTGCGCCTCGGCCTGAGTGATGTGCATGTCCTGGTCATAGCACAAGAGCGGCGTTGCCCAACTCTGTTGCTCGGCATACCAGGTGAGTCGATCTGCACCCCAACCGATCAGGTGCTCGGTAGGGTCACAAGGATTACCAGTACAACCAGGGCCATTGGCGACCTTTCGAGTCCAGGTCTTGGTTGTGTTCGGGAATACGGAACGGAAACGATCCTGGGTAACTTCCGTGGGTGTACCCATTGGAGTTGTGCCGGTGGAGACGTTCAAGATCCAGCCATCGGTCGGCCTCAAATCTTCGAGTATCAGTTCATCAAAACGTGGGGTTTGATCAACGAGGAACTGTGGGAACTCGCAAGCTGCGATAATCTGTGAGTCTGGGCATGCCATACTTCAAAAAATTCATTTTGTTTTAGACTTGAATCACGCCAGCGCCATGTGCGCGTGCGTTTCAGTCGGGTGAATTTTTGAAGTCGGCAGAGAGCTTGGGGCATTCCTGCCCTTGGCCGGATGGCCGTTATCGCCGAATGAACCGAGTTAATTTTTAAGAGGTGCCAACTCGGACCTACTAATCACCTGTGCTACCCTTACAGCAGCAATGGCTGTTCTGTCAACTGCGATCTTAAAATCTTGTGCGCGTGATCGTGGCAAGGTTTGCACAGCCACTTGAATACAAGCCAGTATTCACGCTCATAACCCATGTAATGATGTGCCTCAACTTTTGTGAATCCGCACACCTCACATGGAGCCTTTTTAATCTTTCCTCGGCGAAGTGCGCGACCAACAGCAGCAACAGCCAACGCTCTGTTCTTTTGCCCGTTTCGGATTAGGTAATTCCACATTCCACCTTGTTTTTTAATCCATTCGTTCACGGATTTCCTTCGGCACTCCACGCAGTAAGCATGTTTTTTGGACTTAGGATTTGTTCTGCATTTTGAACACATGGTTTTATTGAATGAATCTCGTCGAAACTTTGGAACGGATGATTGAGAACGTGCCTCACGCTGGCAATCATAACATTGAGCATGGTTAGAAGTGTGGGGTTTTGTTTTACATCGGGAGCACATTGGATGCAGTTTAAGTCCTCGAATACGATTTTCTTTTCGACAGTCCTTGCACATCGAATATAGCCCGTCAATATAACGTTCAGACTTTACGAAATTGGTTCGCGGTTGATCCTTCTTACACTTGCTACACGTTTTCATAATCACCCCGCGTTAAACGAAGCACACACGACACCTCGGGTTGACTCTGGAGCGGCTTCCCCGATATATTTCACCACGACATCTTCGGGTCTGCACCAATAAGCATTGCCCCACTTATCAAAATACTCCTTGGCGTCGTGCCCATCTGGTCTAATAGATTTAGCATCATCCTCATTCTCCGCACACACCACAGCAGAATCGTAGGTGTCATAATCGTTATTAACAGTCTGTGATATTAGGAACAGTTTCATAAACAAAAATGCCCCGCCCACAAGTCGTACCGGCAACCGGGAGTAGTTGCCGCAAGTGAGCGGGGACGATGTGTTAGATTTGTGGACAGCAGTACGCTTGCATGTGTGAATTATACGCTAATGAGCAAGCTTGGCAAGCCCTTCTCGCAAAGATTGTCTCGCACTCACCACCACCGGAGTATTCGATTGCGCAGCAGTTCCACCAGCAGCCGGTGTGCTGGATTTGTATTTCTTCAATTCCTCATCACGTTCAGCCAGTTGCTTCTTTAGCTTGGTCACTTCTGCCTTGAGCGGCCCCCATCCAGCAATCCTAGCCCTCACCGCAGCGTGGCGTTTGACCGCTTCTGCGCGTTGCTCCGGTGTCAACCTTGGGTCCATGGGAAGCTGCGCCCATATCTCAGCAATGGCTTTGTCGGCAAGGGTGTAGCCCTTGGTAAGCCGGTCATTCCATTCCTGATCTCCTTCACGCGGTTTGAAGTACTCACCGTTTTGTGGATCTTCAAGGATAGACGCGCTCGCCTTATCCCAAACCTCTTTGACCTGTTTCGTGACCGTGCTCATCGCATTGTTATACTGTTCCTTGCGTTGAGTCTCACGCTCAGCACCTTTGGTTTTAGCTTCTTCCAAAGCCTGAGACTGTTGCTCTAACAAAGTTTTGATTTCCTTACGATGCGCGAGCACGTCATTGGAGAATGTTCCAAACACGGCATCAGCCACTTCCCGTGCCTTTCCTAGCGGCATATTTACCAACTCCATCAAGTCCTGAGCGGTTACGGCCCTGCGCTGTTGCGTGCCGGGATCTTCAATAGTGATTTCGCTAAGCTCGGACATGGCCCTTTTCCAAGCGTTTTCGTAAGGCACCTGATGCTTTTCCTTGAACTCCTGGCTCTTGGCGTAATTGACGAAACGCATTTCGTCCTCAAGCTCTTTTACGCGCTGTTCATACTTGGTCAATCGCTCGGCTTGTGCCTTACGTTCAGGCTCGGGCAATAGTTGCTTTTCCAGTTCCAAAGCACGCTGTTCAGCTTTCGTGGCCCGATCCTTGAACTGATCCACCAGCTTCCACGGAGAAACCTTTTTACCATCTTTGGTGGTTTCAGTGACAGGTTCGATTTTGGTTTCCTTCGGTTCCGGTGTTGCCTCAGAAGATTCACCCGGTTCAAGATCAACCTCTCCGGGACGTTCCGGTTCATCAACAGGAGCTTTGGCCTTTTCCTTTTCAGGTTCAGGTTTGGCTGGTGGTGTCTCGATACCAGATTTCTTGCGTAAGCTTTCGTGAAGCTTCTCCCGCGCACTCCCCGGCTTGGGAGCGTTCATCGGTGTAATCGGTGGTGGAATCTGGGATACCTTTAACTCCGGCTGAGCTGGTGCCGGTGGTGCGGTTGGAGAAACAACAGATACAGGAGGTTCAGCGATTGCGGCCATATTAAATCGTGTGGTTTAAGTTGTCGGCACGCAGAATTGTTGGTGGTGCCTTTGGTGTTTCGGACAGGTTTTTGAGTATGCTCAGAAACTCTTGCGCTCCGAGCACCTTCAACCCTGCTGGTCCCAGTGACATTTCTTTCTTGTCAACTCCAGATTGAGTGATCGCCAATTGAAATTGAAGCATGGCAATTTCAGTGGCACGAATGAATTCAGGACTGTCCACCATTTTACGGTGTGGCCCGAGGTTTGTTGGCGTTTCAAGGAAACGACCCTTGGGGGTGAGGTTTATGTTCATGGTTTGTTGGTTAATTTACCGTCTTTTATGTTTTTAACGTCTGAAATCGTGTCATCTACCAAATCTCTCCATTGAGTGCTGAAATTACCACACTCAGCACGAAACATTGGCCCACGGACCCCAACCTTTCTGGTCAAGGTCCATCCCAATTCATCCAGAATGATTTCGGGTTTCAATGTGAGGTGATCGATTCTATGTTTTCTGAGGCTGATTTAAGTGCGGCGAACACGTCATCTGTTTTTACATACCAAGACTTCGCCACACCATCTGGCGCACATGACCCGTCTTCATCGACACGAAACGCATCCACGGTGCATATCGTTCCCAAATCAGGATCGGATATTGGTCCATTGATGGCCAGCTTGATCGTGTTCATTTAGGAGTCTTTGGTTTAGGCTGTGGCTTCATCTTTTCTCGCCTGATTTGCGCAGCCGTTTTTAGATCCTCAGCCGCTACATCAACCTTAGTTTCTACTGCCTTCTTTCTCAAGTCGGCTGCGTGCTTTTCCTGGTCCTGTTTCAACTTCTGTTCAAAGCTGATTCGTTTCTGCGCTGTCCGTTCAGCGTGGCTCTCCTTGGCGTTCTGAGATTTTATTTGGGCCTGCAACATTATCGCCTGGGCCTTGGCCGCATCTTTAGGATCTTGGCCATTACCATTTTGTTGTGCCGCTGCCTGCGCAGCCTCTTGCTGGCGCTGTTGCATCCCCGTAACTTCATTCATCAATTTCCCGAGTGCTTCACCGAATGTTTTAGCAACCTTTTGCTGTGACTTATCCTGAGACAAAACATTGATGTAATAGGTGACGTATTGAGCACATGCCTGTAACCCCATCAAATCTTGAGGTGTTCCCAGACCACCACTCTGCATGATGGATTTAACCTTTCCAGCCATGAGGCTGATAATCGTTCCCGCCACTTCCACGGCGTTTAGTCCGGGTTTAGGAGAAACACGCGAACCCTGCATGAGCGGTCCAAAGGAAAGCTCAGCGTCGTGAACCGAGTCGCTGACGGATGGCATGTCAGGAACCAGCTCGTTTGCCTTATCAGCATCGTCCGTGATAGCGAGAACCACATCATGCAAAATCTTTCGTTGCGGTTGAGGATCGAACATTGGCCGCATCTCAAGAAGCTGTTGAGATATGCTCATTTCCTGGGTCTTATTCCCACCACCCATGACTCGCTCATGCTCGATACTCCACGCTTCAGGAATCAGAATCTTTTCAGGCACACCCTGTTTGATAATGGACGCACGGCACGCCCGAGCGATGGGGTCTGAGGAATTGGGCTTGATCATCCTACGGAATGTCTCAGCATCTTCAAAAGCCTGGTATTGATACGCCTGCTGTAAAGCCGAACTAATCAGAGCGGTATCGGCATTAACCTCGGCCATGACTTGGAACCGTGTCTTTTCCACCCGGTCGGGAGAGAAATCCCTTCTCTGGGCAAACGCTCCACTGCTGGCTGCAATTAGCTGGCTGTTTTCGTTAAGCCCAAGCTGGATCATGTCCATTCTGGGCTGCCATCGTTCAGCAGCGGGAACCGGGGTGATGCTTTCGTCCAGAAACCCTTTGTTGACCATATCCAGCTTTAAGGCTCGCTGAACGTCGTCCAGGCTTTTTACCCGGAACTGCATCATCAACTGCTCGAATAAAGCCTCGTTGAATTTGCAGCGGAGACGGTTTTGCAAGTGGCAGACAGAGTACAACAGGAACCCAAGCGACCTTACTGAATGATACCGGAATGGTGCGACCGAGGACAGGTCTGCGAATTGAAATGAGATTATGTTTTGCCATGTAGTTCCAACCTTTCTGTCTCCAGAGGTGAAAAGGAAATCATCGGCCTTGGTTGGTTCCAATTTAGTTTTCTTTCCATCTCTCGAAAGATTGAAGTTACCGCCCGCCATGGTTGGCGTGCCCCACGAATCCAGTATTATTCTCCTAATCCATCCCTCGGAATTTTCAGAATCATCATAAAAATAGCAATCGAACGTGTTAATAACGGGAGCCGAGTTTGTTGGATACCATCCGGCGTTTTCTTTCCTTCGCTCAGCAACCTTCTCCGGTGCCCAAATCTGAGGCCAGTAGTTACGGCCCGTGGCGGCGGTTTCTGAATCCAACCATTCCATGCACCTTTCAACCATTGGCATGTTCCAACCCGGATCGCGTTTCAACTGCTGAGTGATTTTGGAAAGCTCGATTCCTGTGAATGATCGGCGAAGAATAATTCTTGGAAGATTGTCAAATCCCAATAACGTCTCGCTAGGCAGGATCACGTCACCAGGAGAAAGTGGTTTTGGGCAAATCTTGTCCTCGTTTTCCCACACTCCCGGAGCAATTCCATGAAGCACAAGAAGGCCAATTTTGGATCGGTACGATTCAAAGTATTGAACCGATTTTTTAAGAGGAGTATTTACCGACTTAGTTACAATAATGTTGTAATCTTCCCTCTTGTGTTTATTGCCGTAGTCAGTACGACATCGGAAAAAATTACCCGGCTTAAGAAAGCCATTTGAAAACTGACTTCGAGCGGAATGCAGCGCCCTTGTCATTTCCAAATCGTTCACGTTTACATTTAGACCGTTAGTTTCGACTTCGTCATCCGTGTAAGGCGGAACCCCATTGGCGCAGTTGTCAATCAATGCCCGATTAGTTCCCCTGCCTGCTTCGTCTAAAACTCCTTGATAGCAAATAAGGTCTAAAAATCTGGCATCATCGAATGGCTGCATCTTCACTAGCCATTACGCTTAATTACTCATGGGGTCAACACCTTTTCAATTGGCCAACCGGAGTGATAACGCCAACGAATTGTTCCACTTTGTATTCCGGTTATCTCGGACCATTGACCTACACAAAATGTTTTTCCTTCAAAAGTAATGTTTAGGTTACGGCTAGTATTTCTCTGCTGTTCCTTATGAGTGGCCCAGCAACAATTAGATTTTGAATAAGGGCCATTGTTGTTTTTACGTTCAATTTGAAGTCCGACACGGAACGAATCCAACATATCACGCTTAAACGAATCGTAATCTTTCCATTCAACAGAAATACCCCTTCCTCCGTAATCTTTGTACGAACGGTTATTTTTGTTGTTGCATCTCTCTTTCATGCGACACCAAATCTTATATAATGGATGCCTGTTTTCTTTCTTTGCATCACCATGTTTGGTTCTGGCCTTAATAGCCATTTCGTGTCTGTAACAACCACAGGATTGAGTGTGGTTGTTTGTTATATTATTTTTTACGGACTGGGTTATTTTTCCGCATTCGCACAGAAACTCCCACATCTGTTTTACCCCTCCACTTGGGGAATAAACGTACCCCAAAAATCTAATCGCAGTCAACCGATTGAATTTTTGTCCAGTAATGTCTTGTGCGCGTTTCGGAAGTATGGCAGGAACAATGTCAGGCATAAACGTCTTTCATGAATTTACGTTTGTGTTAGAGCCGGGCAGCGGCTATTACCCGCTCGCTCGGTTCGATTATTTTACAGACTCATCGGTCCATGTCAATTGTGCACCACCATAATCCCAGCGCATTTATGAGGATTAACTCCCCTACTTACCAAAAGATCCACCAACAACCCATCTCGGCACATATCATCAGGTGCAGGCGGGAAATCCACATCGGAAAAGGCTGACCTTTTAACTATGAATGTGCCTTTATCAATCCCGCCCAGGACAGGTATCGTGTTATGGTGGCAGTACTCACCAGACATGCGTGGGTCGTAAACCTCATCACAGAATATGAACGAAGATTCAGGATTGGCCTCGGCACACTTGAGCATACGCGCAGTGAATTCGGGAACGTAGTAACCATCGTCATTTGGGAAGCACAACCAATCACCAATGCACTCTTTTGAGACAGTCTTGGTTGATTCGTAACAAGTCCTTTCTGCTGCGTGTCGGTGTCGGAACCGTAAATCCCTCATGGAATCCACTATCCAGATATGATCCTGGATGGTGAACACGTTATCGCTGTTGTCGGCAACAATAACCTCAATCTCTCGCTCGGTCTGGATTTGCAATGATGCCAGCACGCACCGCAAGGCTTGTGGCCGGTTGAATGCGCTTACGATGAACGAGACTTTCACTTTTCAGAACTGTGGTTCTGGATTTCTTTTGGATTCATCGCGAATGGAAAAGTCACCGACACGAAACGACGATTTTGAATCGATCATGTAGTTTTGTTTACCGCCCTGATAAAGATCCGATGATTCGACTAGAGCTTTAGCTGATTTTGCCTGTCGTATCAACCTGTCCAACTGTTCAACTATGTCTTTATTTTTCATAAATTTTCACCAGCAACCTCCCTGCATTGGCCAGTGCGGAGCAAAGTCTTTCACTTTTGGCCTTCGTGGACCCATACCAATCCAAGATTCAGCCTCGAACCTATTTTCGTGTGTATCTTCATGAAACTCTGGAAGGGTAGCGACAAAATCAGACGTAGCCCACCAAAAATTACCACCCCACATCGGGATTGTGACAAGTCCGTTGTGTTCTGGTGTCAACCAATGCGCACCGCATGAATCGAAACCATCCTCCAAAGCCATCACACATTGCCTCCATTGATGGACACAAACCCGCTCCATGCACTGACGCCACTTCTTGTAAGGATCGGTTGGTCCGTGGCTCACGCCTTTGATGTGATGGTAAAACACATTGTATCCAGGATTTATTTTGCACCACTGTCGCATAGAATCCATGGTTGGTATCTCAGACTGGCCTTTTGGAAAGTGTTTCACTGTGCAATCACCCGGAGCGTGCATAAGAATTGGAACAAGATCGGACTCGAATCCATTGCATCCAATAAAAGTAAAGGCAGATGCTTTCGCCAATCCGCTTGATTGCAAAGCCGACATCTGATCTTCGAGAATGTTAAGGGCGTGATCGGAATCTATGGTGGGACTGGATACGATACAGTGATACCAAACAGCAATCGGTTTCATGTCCAGTGTACCATGTCGCAGTGCTGGTCCAAAGCCAGGCTGTCCCCGTTCTCTACTGGGTGCCAATCATCAAAATCGAATATGCCTTTCCACGTTACCTGAAGCACCGGGAATCCTTGGCGTCTGGTCCACAAAGTTAAGCTGTCAGGCCCATGCTCTGCTGCGTATCTTTGGGAGTCGCCAATTACAAACGGATACGCTCTTAGTAGCATCGGCGGAACAGCAAAAAGCGTGGTTCTCGCGTGTGGACGAGGCTCCATGAAACACCAAGGAGCATAAAGTCCGGGGCCGTTATCAAGGAACGCTTGAATCAAGTAATCAAGCCATCCGGCCCTTCGGAAATGCACCGGGGTTCCCATACACACCATTAGATCGCAATCGGTGTATTCAGCGAAGGCGAAATAGCCACCCAGATCCTTTCCCACATTGTTGTGCTGAAAGAAATGGACCTTCAAAGGATTGAACAAAGTTTCCTGGCGTGGGTTAATTTTAGGCCCATTAACCACCACATGTATTTCGTGGTCAACTTCCCCTGGGGGGTGATCCATGTACGAATTCACGAACCGATTCACCATTGGCTCGTATGTTTTGAAATATGCCGTAGGAAAAATGTAAACCAAGGACACTTTCACGACCTGAGTTCTTGAATTATCCAGCAACCAGTTTTCACGGCTGACAATTCATTGAACACCTCATTGCTCAAATGTTTCTTGATCCAGACCAAAGGTGTGTGAACCTTGAGCTTTAGTGGGCATAAACACGTTTCGCAAATGTTTATCTTGTCGTCCAAAGATGTGTGTAAATTTCTCTCGGTAAGTATTTCCAACTGGCGTTTGATCGCCTCGCTTGCAGGAACGGTAAACCACTTGGTCCAGTCTCCGGCACCGTTCTCTTGGCAGCCAGAGCATGAAACCGCTCGGCGTTCGGATTGTTCTATTGGAACCGGAGGATCGCCAGAATCAATCCAATCTTTTGATGTCTTAACCCCAGCCCATATTTTCTTAACGCGCCCCGCCACAGCACCGACTTGACTTTGCTGGTGCGGGGACATGGATTTTGGGGGCGGTGATGCTCCTTGAAGTTGAACGATAAAATTATTCCAGCCCATTTGGAAGCATCTAAGGGCGTTGTATTCATCGACCTCGTTCGCTACAGATTCGTAATCCGTTTTCCACTTGTTCTTTTCGATGAGGGCCGGATTGCCCAATCGATGCGCTATCAAATCCCTTACCACTTGGTCAAAACTTGACCATGGCCTGCACTTCCATTTGGTGGAAGGCTCGTAGAAAATTAACCCTCCAGGAATTTGTTTTTGACGATCTAGTAGGCGAGGCATATATACTCAAATAGTTAGCACCAACAAAAACTATGTCCAGATTGAAACTGTTAGGTTCGCGTATTCTCGTTAAACCGTTACCTCAGGAAACCAAGAAAGGCAGCATATTCCTAGCACCCAAATACCAAGATGACAAAAAGAGGTGGGAGGTGATCGACGTTGGACCCAAAACCAAAGACATAAAGCCTGGGGACAAGGTTCTGGTTCACGGTAATGTCGATTGTCTGTTTGAATGGTCCGATGGCGTAGTGGTCATGAATGCCAGCGATGTTTTGGCCACATGGTAGAATGCGAAGATTTTCAACAATAAGGCCAATTCTTCGAGGGTTATTTCCTCAGTCCAGACAAACTCACTATCTTCTGGAACCGTGGCGAATAGATAATGGCGCAGGGTTGAATATCCTTTCGTAAACAGGGATCGAATATCAATGGCTTTGCTCCGGTCATTGAAGCTGATCCAGATTTGCTGGCGGATTACCTGACCATTAACCAATAGCATTTTCATGCTGCGTAGTTCAACTGTTTCGACTTAACAGATTCCATCACCTTGCGTTTGAGTTCGTTCTTCCAACGGGTGTCAGTTTCAACGTAATCTTTGTTTACCAAGCGTCGAATCAGGAATCCTCGCTGGCGTGCGCCTTCAACACCAATACAGAGGCAGTCAAATAAGTCCGGGGATCGTCCAGTCTTTTCCTTCATGTCAGACTTGGTTTCGACTTCTATTTTGTTACCAGCGACAGTTTTCCATTCACGATAACAGCCCTCGGTCATAACGTCCTCGGTCATTCCCCTGAACTGGCCTGCCGTGATAATAAGGCTAACCGAATACCAGAACTCAGTGATTCGCTTCGAGTAGTAGTCACAGCACTTCACGTCAATGTTTTCAGATACACTTCGATCAGAAGGCTTTCCTCCACAATCAACCGGATTCACGTCCGTTGACCACAGCCGGGTGAAGGAAGTAACCAAAGATGTCCTCATGCCGGAATCGAAAAAGAAGTTTTTGGGAGGAACCTGCTTGTCCTCGCAATACTTTTTGGTGAACATCACGATCTGGTCCTCGGGAGATTCAAACTCATCACCTTTTATTGGGATAATAGTCAGGTCGATAAGCGCGATTATCTTTCGACTGCTTTGCTGGTTAAGGATCTGGTTTACTAAATTCTGCTCATCATCAAGGCTGGAATCCTCAATTATTCCCTCGTCGCCAAACTCTAAAGTCATAAGAACGCAACGGTCCCCGCCCACTGAGCGATACGCAGCATCCAGTGATACAATCTTTGTTCTGTTGGTGTTCTTCCATATCGGATCGGTCAAAGCCTTGTGTTTTATACAAAGCTGGCGCGTGATAATCCTGCGAGAGCCTTGACCTTTTGGCATACGACCCTCGTTGAACATCGTGTAATGCCAGTCATCCTTTCCCCAAATCTTGGCATCCTCCTCCATCTGTTTCCGGGTCATCAAGTATGGGAATGGGACAGTTTCGTCTGGGGAAACGTCCATGTTTGGACAGTCTGATCCTGGAAACTGAATACAAATCCCATTCGGCCATCGGGTTTTCCAAGTCTTGGTTTTTGGGCTTTGATCTATTCCACCATCCCACCCTCCAAGGTCTGTGTGCGGCTCGGCCAAAAGTCCAAGTGCATCCATTGTCTGGGATGGATTGCCCATGCCAGTAATTTTCACTTCTGGATTCGCCTGGGAAGCAATGGCGTCAATAAAGGCTTTTGGCAAAAGTGAAAGCTCATCTCCACATATCCTGACTCGCTTGTTTTTTCTTCCGACGAACGCGCTAATACCAACTACAGCGTTACCTTTCTTGACTGGGATTCCAACCATGCCGGAACGGAAATCTCGGCCCTCGGAAGCCTCATCCCGGCTGTCAGTAACTAAGCGCATTCTTCCCTCGATGAGATGGCCAGGGAGCCATGAGAATTGTTCCTTGGCCCTGCGGTGAAATTTCTTTATCTCTCCCCAGATACGATCTTCAAGATTTTCCTTTGTATCAGAGCAAACTATGACGGTGGTTTCACCTGAAAAACAATAATAGTCCACCAAATGACAGATGGAAGAATCCGATGTTTTTCCTGTGCTTTTTGGACCGAGAACGGCCACATATTTGTGTGTCAGCCATTTTTCAAGAAACAGATCAAACCATCGGTGCTGGTCAAACTCTGGCCAGATTATTTTGATTATCTCCTTAAAGTGAAAGAAATTCCCTTCGCCAGCCCATTTACCACACTTCTGCATCCATCGACCACCGTGAGCCACAACCTGCATTTCCACCCAAAGCGGATGCTCGGCAGGAGTCCACAGCAAGCCATACTTCAAAACGTCCCTACCTTGAGTCTGT